TGCCCGAGTACAAAGTCCACGATCGAATCGCAGACGCCTCCTATTGTTCGGGACACTTCCTGTACGACGGGAGCAGACACTTGTTCGTGCCCAATTTCGGACGCAACCTCGCACGTTTGTTCTGGACTGTCAAGCCCGTGTCAAGACGGCGGCTCGCCCTCCACCAGCACGGCGTCGCCAGCTGCATGCTCACCACCTACCCGAGTCACCCTTGGTATCAAGCCTGGCTCGGGAAGTACGTGCTGCGAGGTCGATCCGCAGGCGTCGAGCGCTACAAGATCCGCGGGCCGCCTGCCGACGCAGGCTACGACTATCGACGCGCCCTCTGCGACCGATACGAGATCGAAGAAAACGAATACGAAGAGATCACCCGAATCCTGCGAAGTGTCCGTAACCCCGGCTGGTTCTGGGACGAGAGCCTGCGCCCCGTCGCGGACCGCGACATCCCCGAAGCAGTCGTCGGCGAAGAAGCGAAGGAAGAAATCCTCGACGGCGTGACTGAAGTGGCGTGGTGTAGGACCTACAAGTAAGACCAGCGCCCCGCATGGCGCGAGTGTTAAAATGGAATCAAAATTTACTGAACTCATCAAACAACACTCTGTCAGCCCGAAAGCGGCCGACTGGCTTCTAAAGGCCCTCCACCCGCCGAGTGGCATCACCAAGGTCGCGCTCCCCGACGCCTCGTGGCGACCGGGTCTGCGCGTCGACGCACGACCATCGACCGTCGTGACCTTTGCAGATGATGTCAACTGGGACTGCCTTATAGTGACACCGCCCGGCGACAACACTTTCGCTGTTATTGCGACAGCACCGTCGCCGGCCGATTTCACTAGTCCATCCGCCCCCGCCGATGGCACCATCGTCGTCATACAAGTGGCGAAGCCGGAAGACTTTACCACTATCACACACAACGCGACCGAGACTATTCTCTCGACCACGCCTAGTACTGTGATAGGGGCCAAGTCTATCGACACGGCTCAATCCGCCTACGACGCTCAAGCCTTCCGAACAACATATCGGTCGATAACGGTTTCCCTGACCGCGTCCGATCTGTACAACGGTGGGACTCTGACCGTCGGACAATACGATGCAGCGTACATCGACACGGGGCTACTGGTCAACGTAGTCGGAATTGACGGTTCGCCGAACGACGCGATGGCCGAACAGGTGCTCACTAACATACCCCTATCTGAGAACTTCATGACTCAGGGCATGCCATCTGTTCGCACATCTCCGGCCAAAGAAGGGTACTACATGCCGCATCGGCTACTAGGACCTACCCAACCCTTCCTATCCAGCGCAACCGCCATCGGTAAGCGATCTTACAACGTCACGCTCGGCGCGCCTAGTGTGTCCACCAGCACTGTGTTGTACGATCCCACCACAACCTCCAACACGTCGACCCAGCTCACGGTGCCTCGGATCTTCGAGGTGGCATCGGGTGAGACCACCATACCTTGGTGGTCTTCGCTCTACGCCGTTTCGGGGATCAGCGGGGCACCGCTATTCGACATCGGATATGACAACTGCGCCACGGGGATCGCGATATTTCGCAACCTCGACCCGCACGCGTCTCTCACCGTACAAGGGTACGTAGGATATGAGTACGTGTTGCGTCAGAACTCCCCTTTCCTAAACTTCGTCGAGGCGTCCGCGCCGTATGATTCACGTGCCATCAAACTGTATTACGATATAGTCAATTCGATGGCCATGGTCTATCCGGCCGACCACAACGACTTAGGGAAGTTGTTGGGCAAGCTCTACTCCGTAGCCCGCGGCGTCGTCGCCACAATCAGTCCGATCGTCACTCCCGTTCTGTC